CGTCGATGTAATCATCGATGTCTCGATCAAGCTCGTTATCTAGGTCGTCCATACCGCTTGCCTGAGACGACGAAAGTCCCATCCTTCTCTATGTAGATAAGATCAACCTGCACATTCTTGCCATCGACGTACATAATGGCGAACGCCGATTGCCAGTTGGCCGATCCCTTTGTGTAACTGGCCTTAGAGAAGTCCATTAAATTTCCCACTTCGACGCCATGCAAAATGCGTCCTATACGGCCTCCAGAGGCCTCTGAGAAGGACGATCTCCCTGCTCTGTGTGTGTGTCCAGAGATGACGCTCTTACCGTGCCTACGGGCTGCCTCAAGGGCTGAGAGACCCCCTTGTGACTTGATAGGGGTATGATCGCCATGGACTGCGATCCAATTAGGTGCAATGTTATACGGCTTCTTATGGAAGGTAATCCCTAGCTCATCGAGCTGCATGAACTTCTCGAACCTAAGTTCTGGCAATGATAAGAATGACGGGATCTTACGCATGATCTGGTTATAAAGGCGGTCTGTGTGATTAGACCGAATCATCTGTGTTACTTGGAGATCGTAAAGTACCTGAACAGCCTCATCGCGATCGTCTCCCAGAGTCTGCTCGTAGGCTTCTGGCGTGCCTTCTGACCATTTTGAGATCGTGTTGAAGTCAATCTCATCTCCTATCGTGACTACTTCGTGCGGCTTAAACTTGGCTATAAATTGTGCTACATTCTTGACTGCGTGTCGATCGTGGAAGGGAACCTGTAGGTCACTCACTATGACAATGCGCTTCATTAGTCCTCGTCGTCGTCCTCGTAGGGTATGGGATCCATGCGGTCGGGAATTGATGGCATAATCCACTCAGGATAAGAGTCTCGATCGGTAATAATTGCTAGGCATAGATCGACTGCGAAGCCTGCCCTGCGTAGTGCGCGATACATCTCGTGCAGGCTGATAGCCCATGCGTCAAGCTGTGAGTAAGTATCGAGATCGATGACTTTCTTTCTTGCCATGTCAATAATTATCGCTCGAGAAGGATGTTGTAAATCTCATCGACACGCGCATGCAACGCTTTAATTTCATTGAGCAAATGAGTGATGACAAAACCTGCAAGCCCACCGATGACGGCTAGGCTGGCAAAGTAAAAGGCCATTAAGTCCGATGCAGTCATTCTTTGCTTACACCGAATGAGGCATCGCTAGGGTTTAGCCAGCGCAAGATTACGGGAGCGACTGCTGCTACCCCTGCCATTGCTAGTGTCTTAGGATCTGTTACGCCTGCCATGTATAGCGCGAGGGCAGCGGCCAAGAATGATCGAGCCCATGATGCTGCTAGTGATTTTGCTTGCTTCATTATTGTCCACCTATCATCGGTATAGTAAAGAATTGAGAGTCTTCGTCGCCCTTGATAGTGAAGCTGATATGCGCGTGATGATTATGCTTATTGATCCCATCATAAGGACGCCAAGCCCAAGCCTTTTTAGCTGAGGCGATCTTGCCGTCGAAGATGATGTAACTAATTCTTTTATTGCCAGACTTTGCAAGGAGTCGAATCTGATCGACCAAGTCAGGCATGAGATCGGGCTTCCTGCCTTTGCCGTTAAGGTCGCGGTCAACATCGATGGCACGAACCCATCCTTGTGCATCTGGATTATGATCAGACTTGCGAGCAGCGTGTCTTGTGTCACCGATCCAGCCGTCTGAAGTTCTATCTCTATCTGGGAATGCATCGTCTATCTGCTCACGCAGTTGGATCGCTGACTTGCTCAAGCGCGGCTTCACAGGTTGCACACTCCCATCGCTTTAGATCGTTAAGGGTTAATTCTGGATGATCGCATGGGACAGGCGGGATGAATGCATCATCGATCGGATCGTAAGTATAACCAATCCCTGCATAGTTATATCGAATCTTGTGATTGTAGCTAGTGCGAAGACATTTTTTATTTGCAAAATTTCCGTACCATGTTTCGGGATCTACTCCCTCAATCAATTCAGTTTCATCAACGCCTGTGATTACATTGACCACAATGTTGTCATCGTTTAGATATGCATAGTGCGCCATTAGACTGTCACTGTTCCATTTCCCGCTGTAAATGTGTAAATAGTTTTTCCGCCGCTTGATGTTTTTGTGTAAGTCAATCCTGTGATTGAAGTAAAATCTGCAAATGTGTCGGCATAAGATAGAACGACAATTCCAGAACCACCTTGACCAGGAGTGTTTGGATTGTTTGTTCCACCGCCACCGCCACCCGTATTGACAGTTCCAGATGTTGCCGCAGCACTTACGGCAGCTGCACCACCGCCGCCAGTGCCGCCACTGCCAGCCGTAGTATTACCCCAACCACCACCGCCGCCACCTCTAGTTATGGCCGATCCAGTAATTGATGATGATGTTCCTGCGCCGCCTGCCGTACCTGTACCGCTAACGGAAGTATCAGCCGCCGCGGCAGATGCACCGCCGCCCCCGCCCGTTGCACTTTGAGACCAAGTGGCAATAGAATCGCCGCCTTTATTTCCCTGTGATGGTGATGTGCTAGGTGTATTACCCGCACCGCCTGCCGTTGCGCCGCTAAATGCACCGCCGCCGCCACCGCCAGATCCACCAGCTGTACCAGCCGCGCCATTATGTCCACCCCTGCCGCCGCCAGCAGCTGTAATCGAGCTAAAAACGCTATCTAATCCAGATGTTGGATTGTTGCCGCTTCCGCTGACCACAGTGCCACCTGCGCCGACTGTGACTGTAAAGGATGCGCCGATAGAAAATCCAGTGCTAGTGCGATAACCGCCCGCTCCACCGCCGCCAAACTTTGCAGCACCGCCACCGCCTATTACAAGATAATCTACGCTAGTAGTTTTAGGTACTCCTTGACTTTGGGTAATAGGTGCAATTACGTTACCAATCATTATGCAATGGCTCCTACGACGTACCATGCATCTGTTCCAGTCTTAATACAGGCTGCTGACTTATATTGAGCAAGTGTAGGAGATGCCGCTGTTGCGCCAGCAGATAAGACCGTAGTAGTGCCAGGTGTCACAGCTGAGATCGTGCATGTGCCAGCGCCAATGTTTAGGACTGTTAGAACTGTGCCGATTGGGAATGCAACCGAGGCGTTAGTAGGGATCTTATAAGCAATCGCCGTAGCCTTGTTCATAAGCTCGATGACCTGATAGGCATCGGCAATGACTGCCGTATAGTCGGCAGTCTGTGCTGCGCCGACTGTGAAGGCTACTAGGCCGTTATAGTCTGCGGCTGTAAAGATGTCGCCTGTTGATGCTGGAAAGCCTTCTGCCATGATTTTCTCCTAGTATCCCATTATGGATTGTCCGATTATACCGTAAGTAGATGATCCTATGATGAATCCCTCAACTATAGGCTCAAGTGTTGTTACTGTGCATTTCATACTGTTAGGGGTTATATCCCATGCCAAGCCCTGCACCTGCAAGGTCTTGACGATTGTCGAGCCGTCTGGCTGGACGTTAGTGATCTTGACGTTATCAAAATAATCTAGGCCGATCATTGTGTCAGTCGGTACAGCTGTATCTAGTAGATCGACAGTCATGGCATCAATGCGGATAGTTGTCTCAGCTCTGGTCGCTACATATATCTTGGCGATGTCTAAGACCTGCGCGTCTGTCTCAGGGATCATGTCTGTGATAGTCGTGCCATGAGGAAAGTATTTAGCCGATGATGTTGCATCTGTTGCAGTCTGCGCTGTGCCGCCAATGCGTGTCATGCTGGCTTGATTTACGATGAGCTTGTCATCGAAGGCGTACTTAAGGTCTGAGTAGGGAATGCCTGTTGTCTGGTCGAACTCTATAGGTGCAGCCGCTAGAGATCCCACAACATCGGTGCGATCCTTAAACTCGGCTGTACCATCTGTGCGGATAAAGAATGCGCCCTGCTCTGCGAACTCTGCCGCCTTGAGGGCTGCAAGGGATGTGCGAGACGTTGCAGGATCTGCCTGGACTGTAGTGCTGCCTGTGTCGGTGATACGCATCGATGTAGGAAATGAGACTTGATCGAGGATCTTAGTGATGCGCGTGCCAGTAGTCTGGCCAGCAGTTGCATCTGCAACAGTAGAGACGTTGGCCATCTGAAATAGTCTAAATGCATCCGAACAGATGATATCGACGTATCCGATCTCCTGCCCTGTTGGATAGTAATACTTATACGAATCGACATAACCTGAGAATAAGAAGTGCTGAGTAGTTGCAGTAGTGGCAGCGACGCGGATCTTACGGAGTGGGGTCAGATAGCCGAAATAGGGACTGGACGCATTCTGAGGGTTAAAGTAAGAGTCAGGGTCTAAGACTCGGACTGTGCAGTTGCCAGACTCGTAGGTGTCACGCATGATGTTACGGCCACGACTGATCTTGATTGATCGAGTGACATCGCTAAGATCGACTACTGGATCAGGGACTTCTGTAGAAGCGAATTGAGACACGCCGATCACGCCGTTAATAGGGTCGCCAATAGTAAAGGGATAACCGAATGTAGCACCTTGGCTAAAGTCGAACGATACCGAGATGGTTGCTGGAAGTGTCATTGTGTCGCTACTGCGCCCTTAAATCCTGATCGATTAATGCCTACGAAAGATCCTGATAAAGATGAATTAGTCTGCGAGCTAGTAATTAGTGCGGCAAGATCTTCTTCGCCGACTTTAACTGAGACATACACGTCGCCTGATTCCGCCGCAGCTTGAGCCGCTTCCGCTTTTCTTTGTGCTTCCTGAGCCGCTAAAAGAGCATCAAGTAATTCTGATGTGGCATCTGTTGTCTGGGCTGGAATTGTCTGCGGTGCATTAATTACTGTTTCAGGTGATACCCCTAATGAAGCTGCTGTGTAGGCCAGAACGTCGGCAGGAATTACCCAATTACGAAACGGATTTGGAGCTTCTGGGGTAGCAAGAAGCGCAGCCTGTAAAAGAGCGTTGCGCTTGACTGCTGCATCTAACTCGGCTGCTAGTTTAGTTGCAGCCGCGTCATTCTT